TTATTCCTGAGCATATCACGGTGGGTAAGCTGAGGAAAGCACTAAAATACAAACCACGAAATATAGCCGTAATCCTACTAAATTAAGTAGGATTAATTATGTTATACATAATATATGTATTCCATCATAACCCGAAGGTCGTTGGTTCAAATCCAGCCGCCGCAACCATATTAGCACCCCAATTTTGATACAATCGAAGTTGGGGTGCATTATTCTGTCTAAATGTAGATAATACGCAGTTTTAGAGGGCAATCGGAAACGGTAGGAAATGAAACAGTGGCTTATATGAGGCTCAAAGTAGTCAAAATAGGTCAAAAATGAGTAGACTGACCTCAAAAGTCAACGATTTCCCAAGCTATCGTTGATTTTTGCGAAAAATCGAAAATCATTTAGGGTGCATTTTGAGCTGTTTTTGGGGTTATCGTTGACTTTTGTAACGAAACTCGGAAATGGCTGTAAATAGGCACTTTAAGACGCATGAATCCTGTGGAGTACTATCAGATAGTATGTATCTCCATAGGCTTTTATGCCAGACATAAAAAAATAGGGGCTGCAAAGCTGTGTGATTACCGTTACCACACAAGCCTTGCAGCCCCTTAAAATCTTATTTTACACTTCGATTTCCATACCGTTCCTGAGTGTGAACGTCAGCTTACCGTCAACTCTCACAACTACCTTCTCTACCATCAGCCGCCAGAGCTTTTCATCGAACTCGTGAATCATCATGTCAGTTTTTTCAAGTTCTGAAATCATACCAAGCAGTAGTTCCTTCCGTGAGAGCCGTTCAGCTTTTTTATGCTGCAAGCTCTGAAGATTACTCTCGACCTCGTTCATCTGCTTCTCATATTCAGCAAATCTCTGTCTGTAGAGTTTCTGATCCTGTGCGTTTTCTGCGTTATCCTTAATGAATGCCTGCATGACCGCTGTCAGTTCATCTGCCCTGATTTGCAGAGTGTTGATTTGTTTGTCATATGTTGAACAATCAGAAAGCATATCCACGATCTGTCGGCAGGAAAGGAGAAAGTCTTCTTTGTACTCACCTACCATACCGCAGACCTGGACGAACTTCTCTTTAATTACATCTTCATACAAATGTGGCGTTGTGCATTTCTCTCCGTTTTTGAACTTGTGATTGCACTGCCAGATCACACGGCGGTATTTGGAAGTAGAATGCCAGACCTTTGAGCCGAAGAACCCACCACAGCAGGAGCAGATGATTTTCGCAGAAAAGATGCTGCCACCACTATAGGCTTTTCCCAGTTCCTTCCGCCGTTCGATTTCAGCCTGCACAAGCTCGAATTCTTCCGGTTCTATAATCGCTTCATGGCTATCTTCCACATAATACTGCGGAACTTCGCCCTCATTGACTTTCTGCTTCTTTGTCAGAAAGTCCACAGTGAACTTCTTTTGAAGCAATGCCGCACCCTTGTATTTTTCGTTCGTCAGAATACTTTTAATAGTATGTGTATACCATTTATCTCCGCCGCCGGGTGCAGGGACACCTTGCTCCATCAGCATTTTTACGATCATGCCCGGTGTCATCCCCTCCATGAAGGACTTGTAGATGAGCCTGACTGTTTCGGCTTCCTCCGGAATGATCTCAGGCAGTCCGTTTTCACCTTTGCGGTATCCAAGGAATCTTGCATAGGGAATTGTGACCTTGCCGTCTGCCATGCGCTTCCGCTGTCCCCATGTTACGTTTTCAGAGATGGAACGTGATTCTTCCTGTGCTAATGAACTCATGATTGTTATCAGAAGTTCGCCTTTCGCATCAAGGGTGTAGATATTCTCTTTCTCGAAATATACCTCTATGCCTTTCTCTTTCAGCTTTCTGACGGTTGTCAGGCTGTCCACGGTATTGCGGGCAAAACGGGATACTGATTTTGTTACGATCAGGTCGATTTTTCCTGCCAGAGCATCATCAATCATGGTATTGAAGCCGTCACGGTGTCTTGTATTGGTCGCTGAGATTCCCTCATCCGTATACACATTAACGAACTCCCAGTCTGACCGGCTTTTGATGTAATTCGTGTAGTATTCTACCTGTGCGGTGTATGATGTCCGCTGTTCCTCAGAGTCGGTTGACACACGGGCGTATCCTGCCACTCTCCGCTTTACAGACTGATTTAGCGGCATGAAAGTTGCCTTATTCAGTTTCTGCGGGATAATCGTTATTTTCGGCATTTCTTGCTCCTTTCTCTTGTCTGCTGACCTGTTCGCGCTCTCATCTCGGGTGTCCAGCTCTCCGAGCGTGAACGGTCCTGCCATGTGACAGTGCGCTCCAAGCCGTCTGAAAACAGAAAGCGGATGTTATTCGGTTTCGGAATAATGATCTGCTCGACCTTGCTGTGAAATACTTCCTCATCAAACGAGTCAGTGTTCAGCACCTCACAGCAGGCTGCAATCAGCTTTTCCTCCGGTATCTGCTTGGCTGTCGGGCAGAATCGTTTTCCTTTTTTGTTGTAAGTGTTACATATCCATACAATACCCGTCACAGTCGTTTTGCGTCTGTAGGACTTTCCGCAGCATCCGCATTTTATCATACCCGAAAACGGATATATGCTGGTTGTAGGTATTTTTGCAGCAAACCGCTGATGCTCCTGCATAATTTCCTGCACACGAAGAAATGTCTCCTTATCAATGATTGCAGGATGTGCGTCCTCAACCTGAATCATTCGGACAACACCGTTGTTTACCATCTTACGCTTCGTGATGTGGTTTTCGCTGTAAAACTTTTGCAGCATAAGATCACCGCAGTATTTTTCGTTGTTCAGTATCCTGCGAATGGCTTCAGAAGTCCACTGACAGCCGTTTTTCGTCAGGATATTCAGTTCGTTCAGCTTGTTCGCAATCGACTGTCTGCCGATTCCGTTGAGAAAATCTGCAAAAATCATACGAACGGTCTCTGCTTCATCCGGTATGATCTCCAGAATGCCCTCCGGGTTTCTCTTGTAGCCCAGCATGATGACTGTACTCACCTTTCCGAACTCAAAATCCTTGCGGATGCGCCATTTCTGGTTTTCACTTGCCGAGTAGCTTTCTTCCTGTGCGTAAGATGCTAAAATGGTAATCATAAGTTCACCGTCAGGGCTGATCGAGTGGATATTCTGCTCTTCAAAATAGACATCCACACCCAGCTCTTTCAGCTCACGGACAGTTTCCAGCAGCGTGACGGTATTTCGGGCGAACCTTGAAATCGACTTTGTTATGATAAGGTCGATGTTTCCGGCTCGGCATTCCGAGATCAGTTTCTGAAAGTTCTCACGGGTATCCTTGGTACCGGTCAGGGCTTCATCTGCGTACACGCCGCAAAACAGCCATTCGGGATTGCTTTGAATCATATTGTTATAATAGCTGACCTGCGCCGACAGGGAATGCAGCATCGCATCCTTGCCACTGGATACTCTGGCATAAGCCGCTGTTCTCAGCAGCTTTATTTTCGGTGCGTTGGGGAACTGAACCCTCTCTACGATTCTCTCCCTATTCTCCACACAGCACCACCTCCTTCGCTTACCATGTTACCGTCTATTGAGCCATAAGTCAACGATTTTACGCAGTTTTCAGCGATATATGCTGCACGAAGATACGTCGTATTTCTTTGCCATCATTGTATCAATTCTGGTATACTCTTTCTTGCTGATAAGAGACTGTTTCAGCAGAGATTGTACCCACGACATGACCATCTGATAACGGAACATCTTATCGTACAATTCACTTTTTGTCATGATAGACCTCCTTCGATTTGCCGTAGCAGGTACGGGAGCAGTAAATGCGGTGCTTGCTTTTGTACGATAAGAAATGCTCCTTGCAGACAGGACAGATACGCTCAATCTGTGAATCTCTCGGTATCAAGGCCGTATTTTCAGTCCACCACAGTTGGCGGCACTTGTCGGAGCAGAACTTTTTTGCTTTGCGGTGTTCAGCCTGCGGAATCTCTTTGTGGCATTGTAAGCAGAACAGGATGTTTTTGCTGGACTGATTGCCGGAGTGAATTCCGTGTCGTTTGCAGAAGGATTTGATCGTATTTACGGAAAGTCCGAGTTGTTCTGCAATAGAAGGAATTGGTACTCCTGCGTCACGCATAGAAGCGATTGCTTGTTTTTGCTCATTTGTCATCGCATACCTCCTCGCTGATAATAAGGGTCACGGTATATGAAAAAAGTAGGGCAGAGGATAATCCCTGCCCTTCATGCGGATGTGGTTTTTAGCCTATGTGACATTTCTGTCAAAAATTTGAAACCTATGTGAAAATTAGCACTCTCCCCTTGACAGTGCTAATCCAGAGTGCTATAATGTAGTCAGAACAAAGGAACAGAGAAGCACCAAAGGATCCGGGTGCTGAACCCTCCGTCCCCTTGCTCGAAGCAATGGAAACAATGTGACGAGTAAAAAGGAGGACTGACCTATGTTGTATCCTAGCATTTTCGGTGAAAACTTATTCGATGATTTCTTCAGATTCCCTGACTTCGGCAGAGACGTGGAGAAGAAGCTGTACGGCAAGCACGCTGCGCAGGTTATGAAGACGGATGTCCATGAGCATGACGACCACTATGAGATCGTTATCGATTTGCCCGGCTTCAAGAAAGACCAGATCAATCTTGAGCTTCAGAACGGTTATCTGACTGTCAGTGCCGCAAAGGGTCTTGACAAGGACGAAAAGACTGAGAAGGGCAAGCTGATCCGTCAGGAACGTTACGCCGGTGCAATGCAGAGAAGCTTCTATATCGGTGATACTGTTACCGAAGCCGATGTGAAGGCAAAGTTTGAGGACGGTGTTCTGAACATCTGCGTTCCGAAGGCAGAGCCTAAGAAGCTGGAAAATCACAAGTATATTGCAATTGAGGGATAATACCTCGCTAAGATATGATCCCGAAATAATGCTCCTCGGAGCTGTTCGTTTTGAGCAGTTCCGGGGAGTTTTTGTGCCTGATGACTGTGTGGGTATAGCACATTGACTTTTTCCGGGATCGGATGTATAATGAAAACAGACAGGGGCAATCTAATCTCCCCTACAAATCGGAAATAATCGGAGGACTACTATGACAAATGAACAACGTGCCGAAAAACTGATTAAAGAATTAGGATTTGACTTGAATGTCATTTCTAAATCTTATATAGTGGAATTATTGGAAAAAGAGATTGATAATTTTCAAAATGGCAGTTCGGAATACATCAGATTATTATGTGGATATTTGTTTTGTTTAGGGGATGTATCCGATGTTCCTCTTATCAAAAAAGCAAAGTACAATATCAATATGGATGTTGGTTGTATGATAGATTGGGAATGGATATCAAGCCTTGAGAACGGCGGAATAGAAGATGAATATACTCGTCCGAGAAATGAATTAATAGAAGATTTTATTAGCTACTATAATGGGTTTAGAGCTTAAATTATGATTTAGCGTACTATGTACCGGGCAGAGAAATTCCTCTGCCCGATTGTTTTACTCCTTCATAAGCGTGCCCTTGTAAGTGTCATTGCCGATCTTGATGGTAGCCGTCACGGTGATATCGGGCTTATCGGGTGCAGGCGTGGAAGTTGGCTCTGCCTTGTCCCAGCCATTCAGCCCTTTGCCCTTGATAATTGTCGGGAAATCCTTGTAGCAGATATCCAGATCCACATTGCCGTTGATGCCTGCGACCTTGCCTTTCTCGCTGTACTGCCAGATACCGTAAGCTCCGCTGTAATTGGTCTGATCGACCCAGTGAGCCAGCCAGATCGTATACCAGGACTTGATATCATCGGCAGTATGTGTAGTAAGAGAGGAAGCGGAGCCGTACAGACCGACAAAGTAACCGGCGGACTCCACACGCTTCAGAAACGCACGCATGATCGCGGAGACCTGTTCCTTTCCGAGGTCAAACTGCTTCTTTTCTTCAAGGTCAAAGTACACAGGCATCTCGAACTGTTTTCCCTTGATGACCGAGAGGAACACATCCGCTTCCAGTTCTGCCTCTTCCGGGGTCATGGCGTAGGAGTACCAATACGCACCGATAGGCAGACCGACAGCCTTTGCGTCTGCGTAGTTCTGCTCAAACTTCTCATCCTTCTGCTTTTCAAGTCTGCCGTAGCCCGCACGCAGAATTGCGAAATCAATGCCGTCAGCTTTGACCTTACCCCAGTCGATGTCGCCGTTGTGTACACTTACATCAATACCCTTCATATCCTCACCCCCGAAATACTTGTAAAAATCATCAGTCACCGTGCTGTTGCCGTGGACTTCATCGCCGTACCATTTCCCATTGGGACGCACATCGACGTGTGTATACTGATATGCAGCAGTGATATTGGCGATACCCGTGAACCCGATATCCTGAGCTTTGCAGCAGACCACCTTAGATGAAATCGGCTGTCCGTCCTGACCATAGCAGCAGATGTCCGCTGCATTGCCGAGTGTATGCTGTCCGGTACCGCTGCCCTTCACAGCCTTATCGTGAGCGGAACATCTGAAGCCGGATGTTACGATGATCTTGGAGCAGTTGAGGGCGTCATAGAGCTGTTCGAGCTTCTGAACGAGGGTATCGTTTACCTCAAACTCATGCTCCTTGCCGCACTTACAGCGGAATTCTGTAGAATTGAAATGGGGCGTGATCTGCACGGAAACGGAATACTGATATTTCATTTTTTATCATCCTCCATCTTATCGATCATTTCCTGAATATCATCGTCAATGTGCTGCGCTCTCTTCTGAAGCACCTCAATAGCCTTCTTGATAGCAGGCGGATACGGGATGCCCATAAGACTGGTGTTTTCAATAATGGAAAGCAACTCATTGACACAGAAGCCGATGCAGGTCGCATCACGGATATATGTGGTACCGATCATGATATCCATGCGGACAGCCACAACGACCATGAGCAGAATGCAGAACTTCTTCGCAAGCCCGACCCAGCCTGCCTTGGAGCTGAGTCTGCCGGTCTTGCTGTGTTTGCTTCTGCCCATAGATGCGGCGATCAGTCCGGTTGTAAAGTCGATAGCCATGAACAGCACAAGCGTGATCAAAGCTGAATCCCACCCGCCGAGCAATGCCGCAAAAAAGCCGCCGATGACTCCGGCGGCAGTACAGATATTTTCTTTCATTCAATCATCCTTCCTCATATTGTAACGTCAACAATTTTCACAGAACGGATCATCGGACTGGTGTTGTCCGTCACAGCCTTCCACGCAAGGTAATACTCTCCGTCATTTATGCCGCTGCATTCGTGCAGGACATTGATATAATTGCTCACAGTACCGAGCCAGCCGAAGGGAATCGAGATAGCAGTGTTATTCTGGATAGCTTCATAGATATAACGAGCGGTATCTGCCTCGGACATCTGCTCATTGCTTTTCGGAACGAGCCACATCTCACCGATATCCGTTGCACCGGACTTATAACTCAGCATGATCTTACGATTGTTGCTGATGTGAACCGGCTCGACACACATGGTATAAATGACAGCACCCCAGTTGAAGTCCGGCTGATTGTAGTAGATCGCATAGCCGTTCTCCTCACAGCAAAAATGCTCATAGGATTCAGTGAAACCTGCAAGGCTGCGATATCCGTCATTATAGAAGGTGTACACCTTCTCGCCATAATCATGCAGAGCATCGATGGAAGCCCTGAACAGCGTGATATCCGGTTTTGTCTGCGGAATCTGCAGGACTTTCGGAACAAGGGTATTCAGCTTTTCTGTTTCCGAAGCCTGCACACCCATTGTCACAAGGTTGCGAGCTAAAGCATCTCTCTGCTCATCGAGAGCCGTCAAATAGTTTCCGATACTCATTCACTCACCTCCACAATATCAGCCAGTGCAGTCTCTACTCCGGAGAGGGCTTCCTCCAATGCGACCAGACGGGTATTGATCTCCGTGATTGATGTCTTTGCGCCCTGCATATCATAGAGGATCTCCGTCTTGAAACGCTCGAACACGCCCTCATTGACCCCCACACGCTCAGTCAGATTCATAGCCGTTGTATACGCATCATTCCATCGTGTAACGTGGGATTCTGTGATACTGTTCAGCGTTGTGAGGTTGTGATGCCAGTGCGCCTGCCCGACTACTGTTCCGATGGACGCAATATCGTCGAGCATTTCCTGCGTAATATTATCCAGAACCGCCTTGTTGGAATGAGAGTGCGCCTGTGCGGAAACCTCGCTCAATCCGGTAGACAGTCCATGCAGAGCGTCTGCTGTCTGTGCATGGAAAGCGGCTTCATCTCGCATATACTGTTCTGTGATGGTGTCCAGCACATCCTTATTGTTGTGGGTATGCGCCGCAGAGCTAATAGGAAGCAGAGCCTCACGAATATCGTGGATATCATAGTTGGTTGCATCCTCAAATTGCTGTAACCCCTGCAGGTCAGCAAGGAGCGCCGCTGTCAAAGCATTCAGCACATCGAGGTTCGCATGGCTGTGCGTACTCGGTCTGAGGTTCTCCACCGCTTCATTAAGCGTCTGAATCTCATAGGTGGTGCTGTCCTCAAACTGCTGCAAGCCTTCAAGCTCCTGCATCAGCTCCGGTGTCAGGCGGTCGAGCGTTTCCTTATTGGAATGGCTGTGCGCCTCCTCCGCTACAGGCTGAATCACGGTCTCCACAATGGTCTGCACTTCCGTCGTCTTCGGATACTCCGACATATCCGGCGTAATACCGTCTTTGCCGTGTAATGATTCCAGCCATTCCTCTTCCGTGCCAACATAGCCGTACTCCACAGCAATCTCATAGGCAGATTTGCCGTCAAGACCGTGCTCAGCATCCTCAATACGCTTCAGAAGCTGTGTATACAGATCTGGTGTCGGCGGGATTGGCGGATCATCACCCTCAAAGCCGGATTCTCGAATATTCAGCGTCACAGGTACCGTTGTCGCTCTCACAGTTGTATCGCTTTCCGTATCGTAACCGAACACAGCCATTTTCGCCGCACCTGCGTGAAGCTCCGCAGGCAGATACAATGTCGTTCCCTCTGTGCCGAGAACAACGGAATACACCTCATCGCACTGTGAGAACTGCACGACTTTGTGAAAATGCTTCCAGTCACCGTCAAATGTGAATTTGAACTGCACATACTGGATCTGGTGGTCAGCGAGAATTTCACGCTCCACGATCTCAATGCTCTGATTCTTTACAAGGAATTTCCACATTATTCTTCACCAACTCTCCATTCATGGTTCTCGTCATCCCATTCCATAAATCCGTCAAGACACTGGATACGGGTCAGACCGGATACAGCAAGTCCGGAGCCGCCTTTACCGTCCCAGCTCGTGCCTTTCGGAATTGCCTGCCACTGCGCCAGACTGCCTTCATAAGTGATCGTTTGCAGTGATGTGCAGTAATTGAAGCAATGCTCCTTGATTTCTGTAACCGTATTTGCGATTGTGAATTCGCTCAAAGACGTACAGCTCACAAACATATACGCTCCGATAACAGAGCCTTCGTATCTCACAGATACCAGTCGTGTACAGTCTCTGCACACATAGCTGCCGACTGAAGAAACATTATGCGGAATCGTCAGCGAGAGCAATGCAGCACCCCAGAAAGCACCACCGCCGATTGTTGTAACGGCATCGGGAATTGTAATGCTGTTCAGCTTTCCGGCTGCGCTCGGATATTCATCCGCAGGCATAAAGGCACCGCTGCCGATGTATGTGAGCGTTGACGGAAGCGAAGCGGATTCAAGATTCATACAGCGCAAAAATGCATCGTATCCGACAGAAGTGATTCCCTCAGATACCACAACTTTCTTAACTGCGTCATTCCTGTAGAACGGCGAACGGTCGGAGCTATCGTACTCGTACATGGGGCCGGTTCCTTTCAGCAGCACCTTACCGTTAGAATACAGCACATAGTATACATTATCGCCGCACTGTCCGGCTAAGATCACATCACCAATATCTTCAACCTCTGCTGTCAGTTCTTCCACTTTGTTGGTAAGCTCCTCAATTGTCTGGTTGTTTTCCTGCACTTCAATAATAAGCTGTGCCATCTGTGACATCAGTTCCGTGACCTTGCATTTGCCGAGGATGCACTTGCAGTATCCGCAGACATTAGCGTCCTCACGGTAATCGTACCAGTCACGTTCTGAAAGCTCTGTCGCTCCGGGATTCAGACGCACTGCATACATAAACAGACGCTTCTGCGTATCGCTTGACGGAAATGTCGGCAGCCCCGGATTCTCCGCAGGCGTACCGGGGAAGATTTCAAGAGATACATTTCTCACAGATTCCGCAGTATCCAGCACAATGGAGATCGCCACATAGCGTGGCAAGGACTCATCCATATACTCTGACAGGTCAATGGTGTAGCGGGAATCATTAACGAAATAATGTCCATTGATCCACGCTTTTCCCGTTCCGAGAATTACTTTCAGACCTGTAGATGCCGCAGTCAGGCTGAACATCTGACCGTATGTGTCGAGGATGCCGTTGCAAATGATACTGCCGAGATACTCCGTGAAATTCTCTGCTGTATAGGTTCTGTCAAGACCTTTTGAATTGAAAAAACCGCATGAAAATGCCATATTATCATTCCTTTCTGAATGTCGGTGTTAGACTTCTGCCGTTCTGATCGAAAGCCTCAATCATCCCTATAAGCTGCACCTTCGGCTGTATCATTCCGAAACGCTTATGCTCCACGGTCACATAATCACCGACATAATAATCACGGTTGTAGACATACTGAGTGGAATCTGCCACTATCTCTGATTCTGAGGCAGTCTTTGGATCGACCAGCTTTTCTGAGCCTCTTGTTTTTAGCAGCTCAATATACTTCTCTTCGGGAATCGGTACTGTTTCACCCTCGACCTGCTCCTCCTCGGAAATATCCTTTGCATCCACATACAGCTCATAGCGAGATAAATATGCAGGCTCATCACCGACACAATATGTGGTGTGCTTGCGTTCAGAACCCTCACCGTGACCGTAGATGTAGGCGTAGTTGCGAGTAACAGCAGAATCGGAAGCATAGGAGAATGAGAGCAGATTGCTGTAAGCATCCGAAAAGATGATATGCGGCTCAGTATCCTGTGTCAGGCTGCGGTCAGTACCCTCCGAGAGATCAAGCATCATCTTGTATGTCTCACCAACGTCTTTTACAAGACGAATATTTGCTGTGCCGCCGATTTTTTCACAGATGGTATACACCCATTCCATCAGATTTGCATATGAAACCTGCAAAGTAGCAGTCTGCTCCCAGCAATCACCGGACACAGTTCCGAGGGAAAGACCCGGAATACGGCGATTGTCATTCTGAATCGCATTCAGCATCACTGCATTGCGGACGATATCACTGTAAGCGATATCCGCTGTGATAGAAAGTGTAGGATTGATAATACGGCGTTCAAGCAGACACATAAGGAATCTGCCTTTTACAGTCAAATAGTCGCCGTTCTCTGCATCAGTGTCAATTTGAACGGATTCAATGATGCCGAAATGCCGGTTGTCATCATCTCTGCCGACAATGCGTCCGGTCTGAAAGATAGCAAGATTCTCCGGATTGGCGGCGATATACACCTCAAAGCTGCCACACTGGTAGTATTCAATGTCCCACAGGAGCGAGGAAAAGCTATCGCACACTGCTTCCAGTGTGATCGTCAGATTGCTTTCATCTGCTTCCATGTTATACACTTCGATCTGCATATCACACCCCCAGATAAGCGTTTGTGTGAACGATAGTCACTCTCAGATTTTGCAGTCCAGTGCCGCGGAGATAGAAGCGGTTCTTGCCTTCTCGCAGCGTCAGCCATGTTGAGCCTGAAACAAGGCGGTTGATGATATTTGTCTTGACACCGCCTCTGTCAAGCGTGACCGTCTTATGACCTGTCTTTGTTGTGACGGTAATGATATCACCCGCAAGAATCTCACCGGTGATTTGCAAATATTCATCTGTATCCGCATTATACAGCGTAGGCGATCTCGCATCTTCGAGGGCTTCAATCACCAGTGTGAATCCAATCTCGTCACCGTCATTGATGATCTCCATGATGTTTTGTGTATTATATTTTCCCAGAACAAACGGCTCCGGGTTGCTCTCGGTCGGGAACGGAAATGTGAACGCGCCCGTGATCTGGCTGTAATACGCCATGACGGATTCCGTAGAATACCAGTAGATATCCGGACAGAGAATGGATATCTGTCCCGTGACAAGCTGCTCAAAATTGCTGACCTCACAAGTCTCGACATAGCCCTCGGTAAACACATCTATGCCTGCGGTTTTGTAGTAGACCTTAACATATCTACTCGGCTTCACAACCTTGTATAGCTGATGCCTTCGGGCTTCTACGCCCACGCCACGCATCTCGAAATGAATGACCACATTCCGCTTCTCAATGAAAGCGTTGTTCAGGTAGCTGCCGTCCATGCCAGCATAGCCAGAGGTGCTGATCGTTCCGGGTGGAGGCGACAAGCCCTCGATCTGAGAGGTCATATATTGGTTTGATGTAGCCGTCATGTCGATCTTGTCACCGGCTGCATTTTCTAATATAAGGCTGAAAAACATGATATCGCCTCCTTGCTTTTTCTATGGAAATGATGTATAATTAATTTCAGAAAGGTCGTGATACGATGTTCACACCAGAAGTAATAGAACAGCTTCAATACTATGTTTATCGTTTGATTGATCCCCGAACAGGACAAACATTTTATGTAGGAAAAGGCAAAGGAAACAGACTATATGCCCATATCAATGACGCATTGAAAAATTTTGATGGTCAATCCTACGAATATGGTGACGAGGATGAAATCTCCGAGAAAATAAAACAAATCAGAGAAATAAAAACTGCCGGACTCGAAGTAATTCATGTGATTCAGAGATACGGATTAACAGAAAAAGAAGCCTTTGAGGTTGAAGCAGCATTGATAGACTGCTATCCCGGATTAACGAACATTCAGGGTGGCTACTCCTCAGACCGTGGCGTTAACAGTGCGGAAGTATTACAGCGTGTTTTATCCTGCGAAGAATTTGAGGATCAACAGGATTTGAAATATTGCATTATTAAGATTAAAGATTACTGGCTTAATGAAAGAGGCAGTATTTATGAAACAGTTAGAAAGCACTGGAAGGTGAACTTGAGAAGGGTACAGAAAATTCCTTATGTCTTAGCAGCTCATAATGGTGTAATAGCAGAAGTATTTGAAGTAGACCATTGGTATCGATCAGAAGAAATGCCTGAAAGATGTATGTTTGATGGTAAAGTAGCAGTTGATGATATCAGATCACTTTTTCTGAATAAGAGATTGCCGAAACACTATACCAAAAAAGGCATGGCATCTCCGGTTCTATATCACGATTAAGGAGAAACGAATGGACAGATCATCAAAGATAGAACTGACCAATATGTGTCTGATTTACGATGACAACCGTGTCCTTGTGCAGGAAAAGCAGGGATTGAAAGAAAAGTATAAGGGTGGGCTTGTATTTCCCGGCGGTCATGTTGAACCGGATGAGTCGTTATTGGATTCAGTGATTCGTGAAATGAAAGAAGAAACGGGTCTGACAATTCACAACCCACAGCCCTGCGGCTTCAAGGATTGGATATTGGAAGATGGAACAAGATACATTGTCTTGCTGTATAAAACGGATCAATTTGAGGGAGACCTGAAAAGCTCTGAAGAAGGCAGAGTATTCTGGCTTGACAGAAGTGAGATTGACAATGCAAATCTGATCTGGAATATGCGTGAACTTATGCAGATTTTTGAAACCGACACTTTTAGCGAGTTTTTCTTCAAAATTCAAAACGGAACATATGAAGGAAAACTGTTAGGATAAGGGGCAGGCATAAGCCCACCCCATATTCTCACACATTCAACGCATTTCGCGTCTGACGATAGATTTCCAGCCGTGACAGTGATTTCGGACTATTATTGGTCTGATTCACTGTGCGGCTGTTGTCGTTATTGTAGTTGTTGACAACGGTCGTACCGCCTGCGCCCACCATTGCGCCGGTCAAACCGGACATATCCACATTGAAGTCGGAATTCATTGCAATGGTCATAGCATCTGCAACACCGGAAATTGCTTTCTCGACATACTTTTTGCTCTTGTTGATGCCGTTGGCAAGTCCTTTCATGAAGTCGGGCATCCAGCTTTCAAATTCTGTCAGAGGTCCCTTGTCGGGAACAGAGAAGTGCAGATAATCGCTGATCGCCCGTGCCACATCTGCAACCGTATTGATGAGATTGCCGAGCATATAGTTCAGACCGTTGATGAGATTCTGCATGAGGTCGCGTCCCCACGACCACGAGCTGTTGACCTTGTCCATGACCGCCTGATAGACTGCATTCATCGCTCCGGATACTGCGTCACGCACACCGCCGAGCCTGTCATTGATGCCATTTCTGATGTTGTCCCAGATCGACAGCACAGAGTCCTTTACCTGATTCATAGGATTCCGGACGATTTCCGGCATCGCATTCCAGATCGTCTGCACCACGGATTTGATAGCGTTCAGGGCTGTGTTTACCACATCCTTCGCAGCGTTCCACGTTGTAGAAATCACATTTTTGATGTCAAGCTGTCCGGTATTGATGAGCGTTTTCATCGCTGTCCAGACCGCAGTCACGATTTTTTTGATACCGTTCAGTGCAGTCTCAATAACAGTCGCCGCCGCTTTCCATGTGGTGGTGATGATTTTCCTGATATTGTCCAGCGCATTTTCAATCACAGACACAATGGCTTTCCAGCCGCTTGTGATCCCGTTTTTGATCTGAGACATAGTTATATCGATAGCCGAGTTTGCATTTGCCCAGACCGTTTTCACGGTTTCAAAGACCTGTTCCATGAAGCCCTGCACCGCAGTCACCACGTTGGACAGTGCATCACGGATTACGATGCTTATTTTTTCAGCCAGTCCGCCTGCAAAGTTGTTGACAGCATCGCCGACCACATTTGCATTGGCGTTGATACCGTCCGCAAGTCCCTGCATGAAGTCAGGCATCCAGCTCTCGAAATCCGCAAGAGGTCCCTCATCAGGTACAGAGAAGTGCAGGAAGGATTTGATCTTGTTCGCCACGCCTTTGACAGCATCAGCGACCTTGCCAATACAATTCTTGATGCCGCTGACGATGTTATTGATAATGTCTGCGCCCCACTGGAATGCCTGAGAGCCGAGGTTCTTGATGAAGTTGACTGCGGCATTGAAGCCGTTGACGATAGTGTCCTTGATTGCCGTGATCTTCTGCATCACGGCGTTTTTCACGCTGTCCCAGATATTCGATACAGTTGTTTTGATCGCATTCATTACTGTGCTGACTGTATTTTTAATGCCGTTCCAGATATTTGTAACTGTATTGCGGATAGTGCTGAGAACTGATGAAATAAAACTGGATATAGCATTCCACACCGCAGATACGACTGCATGAATCGCATTCAGCGTATTGGTGATGTGATTCTTAATGCTATCCCAGATAGAAGAGATCACCGACCAGATGGCGTTCAGAATACCGGATATGAAGCCGGAGATCGCATTCCATACGGTAGAGATCACATTGGAAATGGTATCCATTACCGTGCTGACAGTTGTAGAGATCGCATTCCAAATCGTCTCAAAAAAGGTCTTGATGCCCTCAAGAACGATCGTTACGACCGCCTTAATGGTCTCCCATGTTGTAGTGATCTTTTCGTGGATCCAGTCCATGACACGGCTGATAATAACGTGGATCGCTTCAAAAATCGTCTCAAACAGATATCTGAAAGCATCCAGCAGCGGCGAAATGAAGTCGTATATTGTCTGCCATACAGTTGTGATAACAGACCAGATTGCATTCAGAACAGTGGTGATTGCTGTATGAATGGCATTCCAAATGACAGTGATAACAGTTTTAATGAGGTTGATTTTCTCTGCGATGCTGTTGTAAATCGCCGTCCAGATACCGACAAAGAAGTTTTTGATACCCGTCCAGACAGATATGAAAAAGTTCTTGATTCCATTGACTATCCCTGTGATAAAGCTTTTTATCCCGTTCCAGATATTGACGAAAAAGGTCTTAATGCCGTTCCAGACATTTACCCAGAATTCCTTAACTTCACCGAGACTCGTGCCGAAGATATTACACAGTACATTCAGGTAGTTTTTCAGCGTATCTTTGAGGAAATTCCATACCGCTACAAAAATACCCTTTATACCGTTCCATACCTTATCCCAGTCTCCGGTAAAGATGCCGATAAACACATCAAGGAGATTCAGGATAATATCTGTCACAGCTTTGAAGATGTTAGCGATCTGCTGAAATGTTCCCTCAAAAATCGGTTTCAGGAATTTACAGAGTCCGTCCCATACAGCCTTGATGACCTCACCGATATTTTTGAAGTCAAAGCCGAGCGCATTGATACGGTCAACAATACCCTGACAGAAGCCTGAGAAAATGCTTTTGATCTGTTCCCAGATTGCGGTGATTTTGTTTCGGAAGTCTTCATTGGTACGCCATAAATGCACAAAAGCCGCTACCAGAGCAGCGATAACCGCAATGACAGCGACGACAGGTGCGGATATACCGCCGATAGCTGCGCCGAAGGATGAAAATGCTGCTTTCGCTCCTGCGATCATAGAAGGCAGGTTCGCTATAAGCTGCATCAGCTTGCCGATACCGACCATTGTTTTGCCGATAACAAGAAGCAGCGGTCCCAGTGCCGCTGCCACAAGTGCGATTTTCACGATGGTCTCCTTCGTTGCCGGAGACATCGCATTGAATTTATCAATAAGCGCCTGAATACGGGAAACAATTGACCTGATTGCCGGCATCAGGATCTCACCGAAGCTGATTGCAAGCTCCTGCAGCTGTGATTTCAGAATCGTGATCTGACCTGCGAGGTTGTCCTGCATGGTGTCTGCCATGCCTTTTGCAGATCCTTCACAGCCGTAAATGGCAGTAGAGAGCTTGTTGTAGTCCTCCTCGCTGGCATTGATGATTGCAAGCATACCTGCCATATTCTGTTTACCGAAGATAGCGGCTGCCGCTTGCATCTGCTCTGCCTGTGCAAGACCCTCTGTGGTCGTTGACAGTTCCGCAACGATATCATCGAAATCACGGGCGTTGCCCTCGGCGTCTGTCAGTTCCACATTGACCTTGCCCATTTTCTCACGAAGCATACCCATGATATCTCCGAGCGACCGCATATTGCCGTCTGCATCGGTCATGAGTGTATTTGCCCCGGCGATCTCTTTTGAGACACCTTCCTGTTCTTTGGCAAGTGCCTCTTGTGCTCGAGCAAGTTTTAGCTGTGCTTTTTCGTAGTTATTGCTTGCAAGCTGGGCCTGAGAGCTGCCCTCGCCGTACTTGCTGATCGCATCGTTTAGCTTGATTTGTGCATTATCCAGAGAGATCGTCGCATCCTCAACAGAGTGCTCTGCATTCTCGACCTTTTCAAAGTCGATTTTCTGAATGGTTTCAGTGCTGATAAAACCGAGCTGCTGCATTGCGGCAGCTTGCTGTTTTGTCGGCTTTGTGAGGTTTACAAGAGCGTTTTTCAGACTGTTACCAGCCTGCGAACCCTTGATACCGCTGTTCGCCATAAGGCCGAGTGCAATAGATAAGTCTTCCGCGCTCGCTCCCATAGAACCTGCAATCGGCGCAACATACTTGAACGATTCACCCATGAGAGACACATTGGTGTTGGCATTTGAAGATGCAGCCGCAAGGATATCTGCAAAGTGTGCAGAATCATCTGCGCTCATGCCGAGAGCCGTCAGAGCGTCCGTCACAATATCCGATGTGGTCGCCAAATCCTCACCGGAAGCGGCAGCAAGGTTCATGATACCCTCGACACCGTTCAGCATATCCTCGGTTTTCCATCCCGCCATAGCCATATAGTTCATGGCATCTGCGGCTTCCGAGGCACTGAATTTTGTCTGACTGCCCATCTCACGGGCTTTTGCACGGAGAGCCTCTAAGTCCTCGCCGGTCGCACCGGATACGGCAGAAACCTTGCTCATGGAAGCATCGAAATCAGCAGTCGTTTTGACCGCAGCAGTACCAAGTCCGAGGATAGGCACCGTCACATATTTTGTCAGGTTCGTACCGACTGTTGCAATTTTATCGCCTGCTTTTTCGAGAGATGCACCCGCTTCACCGAGTTTCACAAGTGCCGCCTGAGAATTCGCCGCTTCCTGCTGTAGATTTTGCAGTTCCTGTTCCGTTTCAACGATCTCACGCTGAAGGGAGTCATACTGCTCCGGGGAGATCGGATGCCCGAATTCCTCAGACACATCCTTTGCCTGCTGTTTCAGCCCGTTCAGTTCGTCAGTGGTCTGCTTGATCTCACTTTGCAGGGCATCGTACTTCTCCTGCGATATTTCACCCTTGGAAAGCTGCTCATCAGCGATCTTGCTCTGCTCTTTCAGTTCCTTGAGCTTGGTTTCCGTCTCACTGATTTTCTGCTTGATCGGGTCGTACTTTGCTTTCCAAGCATCGTAGTTGTCTTTGGTTTTAGCAGCCTGTTCGCTTGCTTTTTTCAGCGTTTCGAGTTTGTCACTGGTCGATGATACGGCATCGGCAAGCAACCGCTGTTTCTGCGCAAGAAGCTCCGTATTGGTCGGATCGAGTTTCAGCAGCTTTTCTACATCCTTGAGCTGCGTCTGCGTGTTTTTGATATTCTTCTCGACACCCTGCAGGGCTTTTTGCAGTTTGGTGGTATCACCGCCGATCTCAACGGTTATACCCTTGATTCTGCCTGACATGCGGATCACCTGCCTTTCAGTGGATATATATAAGCACCATCAGTGCTGTTATCGTTTTATCAGCCTAAATGTCTCTTTCAGGCTTTTGTGTTTCAGCTTCCTCGGCTCAAATCCGATTGCATCGTAAAAGATGTGCATGACAATGCCTGCACCGAGGATAGACAGCAGTGTTCCGATACCGACAGAGCCGCCGAGCAGCCAGCCAGTCAGAGTTACAGCCGACCACAGCAGCATCCCGATAATGCCGATTGGTATTTTCGGCAGCTTTTTCCCGATAACGATCATCAGACCGTCTTTCGGACCGCTGCCGAGTTCCGCTGACATATACACATAGATGCCGAGATCAATAATCAGAAAGCCGATTATCAGCAGAACGATTCCGAGCAGCGTACTATGGTTTTCGGGATACGGGGAAATGTCGATGAACAATTGCGTGAGTCGTCCGGTTATCAATGCATCGAGAATCATTGCAAAACCAATGCGTTCCTGGAACAGAAGCTGTATCAGAATTGCCGCGACAGATACCAGCACCATAGTGCTGCCGTAGTTCAGCGGTGTATACTGTGATATTCCCATGCAGAAGCAGTCCCACGGTGCCAGCCCTATATTCGCTGCAATGGTCAGATACACGCCGAAAGAGTATATAAACAGACCGAGCAACACCTGAAACAGTTTTTTCAGGAGTATCTTTATTTTGGACTCAAAATCGGTCGAATGCGGCCTGATCCGCTTTGATCGGGTAATCATAATCGTCATTATCCTTTTCAATGAACATTTCGTTGACCATCCCGATAGTGAGCAGATCAAGGTCGGAAAGACTCAGCCCGATCTGCACACATCGGAGAAGGAACAGCGGCGTTGTCATCTCGCGGTCAACTGGGCGAGATTTTTTTTTGACTCCGCCTGCGTCTCCAGATTCACGCCCCAGAGCTCAAAGAGCTGCGGCAGCACCTCGTAGATGGAGAAGGTGTTGAACTGCTCCAGCCACTCGTCGGGGCTGTCAGGAACGCCCTCCGGATTGGCGTGCTTTGCCATCGTCCAGGCGATATTCTCGAACACCTCAAGGCTCTCGATGCCGAGACCGGAATTCTCCTCATCGCTCTCGTCAACAGAATCCTTCAGCGCAGAGAAATCCTTGAAGATGTCCTTGCGGAACTTGGCACGGTAAAGGCGAGGCAGTGTTGCGCTCGCCTTAAAAGGAACCTCGATGCCGTCAACAGTAATTGTTTTTCTGATAGCCATATTATTTCCTCCGAATCAGTCAGTAGTAGTGGATGCGGCTGTGCTGCCGCCCTTAGTGGTACTTGTGGAACGTGTATTGGTGCTGTTGTTTGTAGTAGCCGCTGTCGGGATATAGACGGCACTGTACCAGTTGTTATAGGTGGTCTCGTCCGTGCTCTCACAGGTCTTGGACTTCACCATACCGCTCGGAAGCGCCGACGCCTTCAGCGACAGCGTCTCTGTCTTGACCTCTTTGCTCTCCTCAGTGGTCTGACCCTCAGTTGCAGGACGGGATGCAGAGCAGCAGTACAGCACATGACGGATGTGATTTTTGTCTCCGTCAAACTCAAAGAGCAGTGCAAACTGAGAGGTCTCTGCGTCATTGCGCTCCACAAGGACACCCTTGCTGTCGAGCTGTTCACCGAGGATATCGGTTGCGAAATCGGTGGTGATGAGAGCAATTTCGAGGTCGCCCTCATAGCCTGCGTTGTTGTTGATAACGTAATAAACGGTGTTGTCGGCGTAGAAGTTGTCGTTTTCGCCGTTTGCGTCAATGCTCAGCGAAACAGCACCGGGCAGACGCACAGGCGTTGCAAATGTCGGCACACCCTCGTCCGACCAAGCCGTGATCTTTGCCCAGTGAACCTTGTTCAGACCGAACTTGACCTTGTTTTTCTTCAGAGCCATATTCATACCTCCAATGTGTACAGGACCTCATAGAGCCGTTCGCTCTCGATCCATGTTTCGGATTTTGTATAATAAATGTTGTGCTGATGCAGCACTTCCTCCACACGCTCCTCCGTATCCGGAGATTTTTCATCGGTATAAAGCTCGATGTGCAGCCGCTTGAAGCTGACATACATCAGGTTATCCGCACCGAATGTATTTTCACCGGGAGACAGAAACAGCGTGAACGGAGGATCCGGGCTTTCACCCTCTGAGAAATGATGATACGCAAAGGGCAGCCCGATCTCCTGCATCATCTCGGAAATTTCCTCGTAGGTCACGATAACTCCTTTTTAATGAGCGTTTCGAGCATATCTGTGCCGTTTGCTTCAGCAGGAGCGATATGCGGGATAGCTGCTACACGTCCGCCGCCGCGCTTTGCATGACCGTGTTCAAGCAGATGTGCGATCTGATATCGGTCTTTGCTGTGGACGGTCATTTCCAGTGTGTGGCTGTTTTCCTTGGTTTTCTTAGCTGTCCAGCTTCGCTTGTAGCGGCCTGACTTCACAGGAGCGTTTGCAGAGATCTCATTTTTGACGGCGGTCGCTGTCTTTCTTACAGCTTTTTTCATAGCGGTATCTGCAAGATCAGCGTATTCCTCCAAGCCCTCCATGATCTCCGCAGCCATATCGTCAATAGATGTCATCCTTTGATCCCGCCCTTCGTGATTCGCAGATCAGCTTCATATAGTCCTGCGTCTGATAATTCGGCACAATGCCCTTGATGTCATAGTCAATACCTTCAAAGCGGATGCGGTATACGGTAGAAGCCATCTTTTTTGTCTGCGGAGTCTGACGGATAATGACCTCCAGCTTTTGTATCTCTCTGGTCACTCCGGTATTTGTTTCCTCAGCTGCACCGCCGACAGTATTTGATACAGTCACAGAAGCCCAGAGGGAGAACACCTCCTCCCACCTGGCTTTGTGATTTCCGATAGCATCTTTTTTGACATGGTTTTCGAGGACGGCGATTCGCTGATTCAGTTTCCCAATCTCCATCAGACCACGCCCTCTCTTTGTGCGAATAACAGCGCCCGCAAGGTAAGTGTCAGCGCATGATAGTCAGCAGTATTGCGGTTTTCATAGAGGTAAGAAACAGTATACAGCATAGCCTGCCGGGAGGTTTCCTCATTTTCCGCTAACTGCTTTTCATTCATGCGCCCCACATCCATCACGAGCCGCTGTGCCGTATCGATCAGAGTGAGGATGAGCTTGTCATCCTCACAGTGGTCAACGCGGAGGTAGTTTTTTGTTTCAGGCAGTGAGATCAGATTCACTTATCTGCCCTCCGTTCTTATCAGCCGTTGCCGCCGGTGTTACCGCCAGTTGTGCCGCCACCCGTGGTGTTGGACTTCGTACCCGCCATCTTCAGCACCTTCACAGACTCCGGCAGGATGAGACGACCGTCCACACGCTGGGTGGTAAGGAAGCCGACCTGATCGGTGCGGGCATACAGCTCGTTCAGACGGCGGAAGGTGCGGTTCTGACGGTCAGCCACCCAGTAATTCTTCATGTCACCGAAGAGGAGAACACGCTCACCCTTTGCGATACCGGGCATAAAGGAAGAGGTGCGAATGGGTCTGCCGAGCAGCGTATCCGGCTTTGCGATGTCGAGAGACGGCTTCCAGAGATAGTTGTCATTCTTGTCCTTGAGCTTCATGAGCTGAAGGAGGATGGTCTCGTTGCAGACGAACTGTGCGTTTCTGCGGTAGGGAGACTTCAGGCTGTAGTAGAGATCAAAGATCTCATCGAAGGTGATCGCTGTCTGCGAAGCAGCAGTCACGCCCAGCTCTGCACCGCCGGTCTCATCGAGAATACCGAGCGGCTTCTTGTCGCCGTCACCGGTGAAGAAGGCACGCTCCTCGGCATTGCCCATTGCTACACCGAAACGTGCAGCGATATACGATGCGAGGTCGAAAGCGGAGTCGTGCAGAAGCTCGTTGCTGATCTTGATCATTGTACCGAGCTTGTATGCGGAGAGGGTTGTCTGACCGAATCTGGTGTCGGTCTCCGGGATCTCCTCACCCTCATCGATCCACTGTGCTTCCATCGTATCGTTAGCGATCGGGATCTTGCGGGTACCGCTGTTGGTCTTGATAACCGTTGCCATCTGGCGGAAGATGTTGTTTTCCTCGAGTGCCTGGATCAGTCTGCGCTCGAATTCGTCCGGAACGGTGTATCCGCCCTCGGTGTCCTCGCCGACAGAAAGCGCGTTGCGGACTGCAAGCTGATCGCCCTTGTTGCGGATCATATCCCAGAAGGCGGACTTGTACTCGTCGGTTGCGGTCGGGTTGGTGGGCGGTGTATTCTTTGTGCCGGGTGCATTGGTGACCGGCTTGCTGGTCGGTGCGGAAAGTGCCGCATCCAGGGCAGCCTGCTGTTCGAGACGCTCAATCTCTGCGCCGAGAGCCTGAACCTCACCGGCCATTTTGTTGTACTGCTCGACTGCGGAAGCCTCCACGAGACCGTTCTCACCACGGTGCTTTTCGAGGAATGCCTTTGTCTGCTCCCACAGGGTATTACGCTTGCTGCGAAGTTCCATGATCTTGCTCATATCTTTTCTCCGTTTCTGCCGGATATCTCCGGCGGTCATAAAAATACAGCCTGCTTATCTAAGAAAAGCAAGCTGCTGTTTCAGAATTTCATACGGCATTGCGCCGTCCTTTGTCTTGCCGTCCATACCGATCACAGGGATAGTCACAGTCGGTGCTGTATCCGTCAGCCCTTCCTCGGAAGGATTCTGTGCATCATCTGCCTTGCTGTCATCGGGCGGCTCTGTGTCTTCGGGTGGTGCGGAAGCGGTGATCTTTCCCAGAATGGTCTGTCCCATGACACGGGTACTGTACTCCCAAAGGGCATCGCCGGTGTCCAGCTTGAACGGCTTCTTTTCGGTCTCTTTCTTTTCATCGCCCTCATCGTCACCGCCTTCCTGATCGGGCTTCTCAGGATCGTTCGGTTCGTCAGGCTGTTCCTCCTTCTTTTCCGGCTGAGTTTTTTCGTCAAAGAGAATCTCATCGGCAAAGCCAAGCTCCACAGCCTTTTTCGCATTGATCCATGTCTCGTCCGACATGAGCTTGCTGATACGGCTGCGGGAAAGTCCCGTTTTTGCAGCATATGCGTTGATGATGCTCTCCTTGACCTCATTCAGCGTTGCGATGGCTTTTTCCATATCCTTTGCATTGCCGAAAGCAATGGTAGAAGGGTCATGGATCATGAGAAGTGCGGTGGGAGACATCTGCACGGTATTGCCCGCCATTGCGATCACAGATGCCGCCGAAGCAGCGATACTTGCAATCCTGACAGTGACATTGTGCGGATAATCACGGATCATCGTGTAAATTTCGGCTGCGGCGAACACATTGCCGCCTGGACTATTCAGCCAAAGTGTAATGTCACCCTCCTCCGCATACAATTCGTCACGGAATGCGGCAGGCGTAATTTCATCCCCCCAGAAGGACTCTGAATCGATCGGTCCCTCAAGGCGGAGAACTCTGCCGCCACTGTCATCGTGAATCCAGTTCCAGAATTTCTGCATATCACATACCCCCATTCTTGTATTTCTTCCTGCGTTTCTTCCGCAGGAATCTGTCATCGGTTTCCTCGTCCGGACTCTCATCCTGTGTATCCTGTTCTTCCGGTTCATCCGTGTCATCATCTGACTGTTCCGGTTGATTTGCAGCATACGCTGCACCTGCATCCTGTAGCTTATTGTAGCTGCCGTTGAGGTAATAATCATCACCGCCGAGATCGTGCGGAATGAGATCCATGTTTTCAAGCCTGCGCACATCATTCGGGCTCATGAAGCCGTTGCCGACACCGATGGCATAGGCGTTCATGCGGCTCTGGTAATCACCGCGCATCAGACCGTCCACGTTGAATTTCGGGAAATATTCATCCTGTTCCTCTTCCAGCAGAAGGTCTTTGATGATGCCTTTTTCAATGCGGATGATCCACGGCATGAGCGAATACTGTACAAATGCGATACCCTGATGCTCGATGTTATTGAAGGTGCTGCGCTTCAGATCCTGCACCAGATGCGGCGGAACCTGAAACATTCGGCAGATCTCTTCCACATCGAACTCGCGGGTGGAAAGAAACTGCGAATCCTCCGGCGGCAGTGAGATTGGTTTGTACTGCATTCCTTCTTCGAGAACAGCGATGCGGTGCGCATTGCGGGAACCGCCGTACACTCTTGTCCAGTTCTCACGAATCTTTTCAGGATTTTTCAGCACGCCCGGATGTTCCAGAACACCGGCAGGCTGCGCTCCGTTTTTGAAGAAGGCACTGCCGTAACGCTCCACCGCCATTGCCGCACCCAGTGCATTTTTCATCATGGCAATGGGTGAAAATCCCATAAGGCCGTTGAATCCCAGACCGGGAATGTGCAGGATCTCGTCACGCTGAAAAATGATATCCTTGTCATGCTCACCGGGCTTTTCATCGGTGTATGCATGATAGGTGTAGAACAGGTCGCCGGACTTCGGATCGCGGTCGATCTCCATGTTTTCCGGCAGCAGCGGATACAGACCGAGGATCTCGTTCTTGCCGTCCCGGACGATCTGTGCATAGGCATTGCCCCATAATAAAAGGTGGCACATGAGTGCCTCCCAGAATGAGAATGAACTCATTTCGGGATTCGGCTGTCGGTAGAGAATTTTATACAGCGGATGATCGGTAGCGCGTTCCTTATCCTCGCCGGCACCTGTATATCTGTACAGATGCAGCGGAAGCCCTGCGATGGTATTTGACAGCAGTCTCACGCAGGCATAAACGGTAACGATCTGCATTGCCGTTCTCTCGTCCACACGCTCTCCGCTGTGCGTCATGCCGAATACAAACAAATTACCGGAATCACGGACATTGTCCCGGATATCCGGCAGTGACGGTGCGTCTCTCGGCTTATTGAAGCCGAGCCAGTTGAGTAAGCCCATCTGCATCCCTCCTACAAAACGATCAGGTCATGATCGGGTTCGTCATAGACACTGCCCTGCATTTCATGGCGGATCACTCGGTCGAGCGCCATGATCCATGCGACAATGCCGTCGATTTTCTCGGTACTTTTCTTTTTGCTCGGTTTTATATTCTCCGCCGCATCAATCTCAGCAACCACATTTCCTGCCATCCATCTGAGAACGGGATTGCCGCCGTGAACGAACATACCTTCGAGTATGAGCTTGTACAGCTCTTTCATCGGGGGCGACATATCCTTGAAGCCCATGCCCATCGGTACGACAGTGAACCCATCTCCAATCAGATCTGTGATAAGCTGTGTAGCGTTCCAGCGGTCGGCAGCGATCTCCTTGATGTTATACATCGTGTGCAGCTCATTGATCGTTTTACGCACGAAGTTATAGTCCACCACATTTCCCTCGGTCACATGAAACAAGCCCATACACTCCCAGACATCGTAAGGAACATGGTCTCTTCGGACACGCAGGTCAAGCGTTTCCCTCGGCAGCCAGAAGTGGGGAATAACGATGTATTTGTCGCCCTCAGTCAGTGGCGGGAATACCAGAACAAAAGCCGTGATATCTGATGTGCTGGACAGGTCGAGTCCGGCGTAACACTCCCGACCACGCAAGGATTCCATATCAATTGGCAGATTGCCTCTGTCGTAGATATGCTCTGGGATCCATGCGACCGCACTGCCGACCCACTGATCCAGACGCAACTGACGGAATACATTTTCCTCGGCGGGATTTGTCAGCGCCTCACGATGCGCATCCCGGACGCGGTCGATGGTAATGGTGTATCCGAGGGACGGATTTGCCTTGTACCACGATTCCTCAGCGTTCCAGTCGTCGTCATCATTCAGTCCATAGATCACGGGATAGAAGGAAGGGTCGATGCGTCTGCCGTCCAGAATATCCTTTGCTTTGGTGTGATATTCGTAGCAGATGCTGTTGCGGTCGGTTCCTGCTGTGGTGATCAGGAAGTACAGCGGCTGCGTTCTCGCATCGCCGGAGCCTTTTGTGAGAACATCCACAAGGCTGCGGTTCGGCTGGGCGTGAAGTTCATCCAAAACAAGTCCTGATACATTCAGTCCGTGCTTGGTACCGACTTCCGCCGAAAGCACCTGATAGAACCCCACATTGGAGTAATTCACCAACCGCTTTGTCGCCGCCATGATCTTGGAGCGTTTCAGGAGCGCCGGGGTCATTTCGACCATGCGCTTTGCAACATCAAAAACGATGGATGCCTGCTGTCGGTCAGCCGCTGCACCATAGACTTCTGCTGACGGCTCATTATCAGCGTACAGCAGATACAGCGCAATTGCCGCCGCAAGCTCCGATTTTCCGTTTTTCTTCGGGATCTCAACATAGGCTGTACGGAACTGCCGGGTGTCATCTTCCTTGACCACACCGAAAATATCCCGGATGATCTGTTCCTGCCACGGCAAGAGCCAGAACGGTTTGCCTGCCCAGCGGCCTTTGGTGTGACAGAGGTTTTCTATAAAACGAACAGCCCTGTCCGCTTTTGCCGCATCATAATGGGAATCCGGCAGCATGAAGCGTGTGGGCTGGTAGTCGGTGAGTTTCGGGTAGTTCGCAGGTCTTTCTCTTGCTTTTGCTGTTCTTGCCATCAGCCGCCTCCCAGAAGTGCATCCATATCGTCAACGGCGGCGTCCTTCATATCTGCACCGGCAGTGATACGGCTTCTTGCCGCCGGAGTCAGTCCGAACTGCTCTGCGATCTTGTTCATGATCTTCAGGTAGGTCTGCGCGATGGACACCTGTGGCACCTGCTGCCAGTAGCCGCTTTTGGTCTTTACGATCGTGCCGTGCTGCGTCATGAATTCCTCGGCTTCCTTCCATCGTGCGTATGCCTGACAATAGGATGCGAATGCCGCCTGATCGACCTCTGTCAGAACGCCGATCTGCTCCAGTTGCTTGGATAGCCTGCGCCATTCCTTTTTCGCTTCGGGTTCCAGCCATTTCGGACAGGGCGGAGCTTTTTTCACATGCTTTGGCTCTGCATCATTCAGCGGACGCTTGCCCGGATTTCCTTCCAGTTCCTTGATCGCTGTGGGCTTCGGTTTTCTGCCTCTCTGAGCCATCCGCATCACTTCCTTTCTTGAAAAATGGGATAAAGAAAAGAGCCTACGAAATCGTAAGCTCTCATCTATGTATTTTGTTCCGCTTATTTCAGCACATCGTTCATGAGCCTTGCGCCGTCTCGGAATCCTTCGGAGTAATTCTGCTCCATCTCAATGGAAGAAAGCTGTGCCTGCAGCCCGTATATTTCCTGCAGCACTGCATTATCTTCCTCCGACAGCCGCTTCTCCAGTTCATCCCGCAGTCGGCTGCATTCATTCAGCAGGTCGTGATACTCCTTGTTATCCTGACCGACGATGTGTGTAGGGCCAAGCCGTCCATGATATATATCGCTGATTGCTCCCATGTTTTCACCTCCCTTCGCAGCGGAGGAAAGAGCAGAGGGCAGCCAATTGGCTGCCATGCCCGTATGCTGCTCAGTTGAACTTTTTCAGGAGCATCTCAAGTACTGCCTTGGTGTCTTTGTCTGCCGCCTTGATGTCCATCCCGCGGTCGTAATTGAAAACCGTCTTGCCGTCCCGCTCGATCCAAATCTTTGAGGCTCTGCCCTCATCGTATCCAAATTCGCTGGGTTCCTCAAAATGCTTGACTGCGTATCTGTAAGTCTTTCCGTTGTAGGTAATGGTATCCTGAGTCCACATAGTGTTTTCCTCCGCTTTTCTTGTTTTCGGCTCGGTTTCCCTTGCCGTTGTACACAGTATAACTCTGAATGGAAATTATATCAAGCGGCTAAACTACCAGAATGTGCATGGCGATTTTTCACCTGTTGTTGTGTACATTATGCCTTCCCCCTAAAACGCGCCAGAACGCGACGTGTGGGGCGGCATTCCGCATGGGCAAGTTATCCGAAGCGATGCCGATAGCCGCCACACGAGCGAACGCGGCACAAACAGGCGGCGATACGAAGAACAGCCCCCGAAGGGGCTGCGCTTATTCCTTGCTCTGCCTGCCCAGCGAGTAGGCTCGTTCCAGCATTCGGCTTACTTCACGAAGACTGATGCCCGGAAAGTTATGCTCGGCATTGGTATCATCGTAGGGATCGTCTTTTTCGCCGTAAGGTGTGAGTCCTCCCGCAAAGCGGATACCGTAGGATTCCTCAATGGCGATCTCCTCAAGCTGCGCTCTGATCTCATCGTTCATGGTATGCACTCCTTTGTTTTGATGCCGCCCCTCCGAAGAAGGACGGCGGCTGTTTTCAGATGTCGCCGTTTGCACAGTAGTCTTCGAGGTCCTGCGCATCCACCTTGATGCCGTCGCTCTCCCAGTCGAGGACCTGATCCTCAAGGTACTGCGGATCGTAGCCGTACTCCTTGGCAATGCGGTTCAGTTCCTTCTTCGTGATGTTTTTCATGTTCGTATCCTCCGTTTTATGAATTCGTCAGGGCGTTTTCCCTTCCGTTGTACACATATTACCATGATCTGCGGCTGTTATCAAGCGTGAGTAATCACAATCATTCAGCCGCATTTCACGGTTTATGCGGGCATTATGTACATTCAAAATGTGTAGCTTGCGGAGCGTTCAAAGGCATCGTAGAGGTACTTCGGGTCAAAGCCGAATGTGCGGTATCCCTTCACACAGCCGTAAAGGTATCTTCCTGTCGGAATGCCAAATCGGCGGTACTCGTGCATAATGTAGATGAAGGCATTTGTCTTGGTCGTTCTGCCGCTGGCGAAGCGTTCAACGGGAAGCCGCATCTCTTTCTTGTAGTAGTATGTGGGGCATCCCTCGCAGCGATCGAGGTTTCTCTCATCGGCGGCACTGACCTCCCACACCGCAAGCGGAACGCATCCGCCTTTCTTCTTTTCAATGGTGAGGTATGCGCCAGTTTTGCTGACCTTGAACAGCAGCTCGTATCCGAGGAGGAGTGCCGTTCCGACCGGCTTTGCATCGGGGCATCGTGCCTGCATCTGTCCGTAGTTCATGTTGCTGCCGTAGGCTAGGTAGTATCTTTTCTTGCTCATAGTTTTCGTTCCTTTCTTTCGGGCATCTGCCCGTTTCATTAGGAACATGATAACTCTGAATGAACATTTTATCAAGCGTGAGTAATCACGAATGTACGCCTTTTTTTGCAGGCTATATTGTGTAGATCATGCCTTGCCCACAAACGCGCACGGTTGCGCTGTGTGAGGCTTTGGCGGATATGGCATCCGTATGCGTCTCTTCCTGCATCCCCGCCACAGGGCGGCTCTGTGCCGCCCCGGTGGGGCGACCGGCTCATCTGCCGGTCATCCATTCCCATTCGCTTTCGCAGGCATCTGCGTATTCTGCCTCGAAAAGGGCGTCATCGTCGATCCATTCGGTTTCGTAGTCGATCTCCTCGATGCCCTCGAAGGTCGTGCCGTTTGCAGCGGCGTCTTCCTGTGCAAGGCTGTCGGCGTTCTCCTCGACCCATGCTCTGAAGTCCTCTGCGTTGAGGTCGTCCTCGTTCTCGACCTCCAGTTCGTAGCCTTCCTCCTCGGTGTCGTACCAAAGGATCGTGGCGCTTCTGATCGCCTCACGTGCGTTCCAGTCGTCTCTGCCTGCCATTGCTCTTGCCTTTGCCAATCCGTAGCTGATCATTGTTTTTTCCTCCGCTTTTCGTTGTTTCGGTGGGCTTTGCCCTTCCGTTGTGTACATAGTAACTCTTTTAGCAAAATTTATCAAGCGGCTAAATGTACAGAAGAAAAACGGTGAATTTCCGCAGGAATTGTACATATTATAGCGGCAGAAAAATGCACCGGAAATCGATACGGAGATGGGGCAGAACCGCAGCCCTGCCCCTATTTTTTACTCTACGATGTGGAGTACCACCATGCCGTTGGGTGTCGGGATGAAGATCTCAGGCTCCCAGAAAAGTGCCTTGTACTTTTCAGCCTGTTCATCGGTCAGCCCGGTAAAATCCTCGACTCCGAGTCCGCAGACGAAGAAGGTACCTTTGATCGGACCGTACTTCTCGACTGTTCTGTTCCATTGCAGTCCCTCAATGAAAAGTCCCTCCTCGTTGCACACCACTGCGACCTCCTCCTCGAAGGGGTACAGCGCCTGAATGTATCCGCCGACCTCTTTCTGCAGGTTCTCCAGCGTGTGTTCGATCTCCTTGACGTAGGGGTGCTTGCCGGGTTCGCATACCAGAATTTTCATGTAGATTCGCTCCTTTGGTTTTGATTCCGCTTCGCTTGCGGTATGCACATATTACCGTCTTTTCTGGGAAAAGTCCACGCCTTTCCGCAAAATAAATGTGACAAACATGAGCCGATGATTCAGGCGGAATTGTACATCGCACAGAACGCGCACAAACGCGCTGTGTGGGGCGGTTTTCCGCAGGGGCAAGTTATCCGCTGCCGCCATGAAAAGCCCCACACAAGCGAACGTGGTGCGGGAGTGTGCAATCAGCCGTATTCTTTCAGGTAAGCACTCACCCGGTCGCCGTATCCAATCTCGGTAAGCTCCTGCGGTTCAAAAACCTCCAGAAGCGTTTCCATCACGTCACGCTCCGTCCATGCTCCGCTTTCGGGCAGATTGGCGATGACTGACGTCAGCATTTCAAGCTGTGTGTATGTATCCATGTTTTTCCTCCTGTTCGGCATGCGCCCTTCCGTATTTCAGGAAGGGCAGCGCCGTTTTTTTACTTGCTCTTGCGTCCTGCCTCGTAGGCATCCTTGAGGGCGGCTTCCAGTCCCCAGACCGGAATCTCGATGAAGTCCTCGCTGTCGCAGTGGCGGGCTTCAAGGTCTCCGCGCTCCTGCACTGTGACCATGTGCTTGGCTGCAATCTCGAAGAGCTTCTTGTCGATGCCAGTCAGCGGATGCTCGGCTCTGAAGATCTCCTGCTCGGTTTTGGCGAGGGCTGCGTTGGTGTTCGCAAGCGCCTGGGCTCTGCTGATCCCGAAAAGCTCAAGGCAGTCTGCTTCGGTCATTCCCTCAAGGGCTGCCTTGCCGTTCTGCAGCATCTTCAGCTTGTCAACTGCGGCTTTCATTTCCTTCTTTGTCATGGTGATGTACCTCCGTTTTTTGTTTTCGGCGGGCTGTCTGCCCTTCCGTTGTGTCACATATTACCATGATCTCTCCCGGAATGCAAGCGGCTAAATGTACAGAACAAAATCGGCGTATTTTCGCAGGAATTGTTCACATGACACTATGTACGGGAACAGCCCCGAAGGGCTGAAGATCAGCCCTCGGTCGGCGGGATCCATGCCCCCTTTTTCTCATCGAAAAGGTAGTAGTAAGGGATGCCCCAGTAATCGCTCATCAGGGAAATAATGCTCTTGTGGGTGACTGCCGGGCTCATCGGCTCTTTGCGGTCTCGGTGGTAGGCTACCGTCACGCCCTCGGCAGGTTTCTCAAAGCTGTGCGGCTCATCGGCATCGGGTACGATGCGTTCGCCGAGGCTGCTGATGTCTCCGAGCGCAAGCAGCGCCCGTACCTTTTCGGCGGTGTCGTAGTGCCCGGTGAGGATCGGCATCTGATGCTCGGGGTAGCCGTCCCAGTGGCAGTAGATCGTTTTCGTTGTCCCGTCCTCGTGCAGGATCCCGATTCTTGAATTCGTGCTCATGTATTTTTCCTCCGTTTTTGTTTTTAGGTCGGCTCTCTGCCTTCCGTTGTGTCACATATTACCGTCTTATGCAAAATATATCAAGCGGCTGAATGTACAGATCATTTCGGGCGTATCTGCGCGGTTTCTTGTACATAACGCCCCGTCGGAGAACAGCCCCTGAAGGGGCTGTATCCGATCGCGGTTTATCCGAAAAGGTCTGCTCCGAACATCTCAGCGTTCATTCTGCGCTGTGCCATAAGAAACGCACCGCCGTAGCTCTTGCAGTGCTTTTCGTAGCCGCCCGCATCCATTTCCCTGAGAAGGTCATCCGGGAATTCGTAAAGCGGATAGCGGCAGAAGCCGCTGTATCCGTAGACCGGCTCTCCGAAGCGTTCATACTGCTTTGCGCCGATGGTCTGCAGAAATTCTTCTGCGGTCGGGTTGTTATTGGTGTCGATGAATGCGCAGTTGCGCGGGAGCAGTGTGCCGTTTCCGATGCTGCTGCCGATGTTGACCGTAAGCACCATATCGAACTCGTCATCCTCTGCGGCTGCGGTGATCGCCATGACCATCGGGTCGGAAGCGTAGTCTGCGATGCGGAAGTGAACCCTGAAGCCGTTCATGTCGTAGTAGTTTTCCATTTTTGAATCCTCCAAAAGAATGTAATTCCGAGGTTTTCCCTTCGGTAGCGACATTATAACTCTGATTCCGCACGATATCAAGCGGCTAAATGTACAGATCATAATCGGCGTATCTGCTATGTTTGTTGTACATACTGCACCATTTCACGGAGGGCTGATCGAGTCAGCCCTTGCCGTTGGAATGGTGTCTGCACTCAGGCTCTTTTCACATCGACCAGCCACTCGGCTTCCTTGTGGGCGATGCCTGTTGCCTTCTCGGTGATGCTACTGTCTTCGTCGATGTAGTGCAGCCCCTTGCCGACCTTGATAAATCTCACATTCTCGTAGCCCTCTATGATGGTGCGGTACACATAACCGCTGCGGCTTTCGCCGTCGTAGCTTTTGCCGTCCCAGCCGTTGAAGGTGAAGGTGATTCGCTCGGCGGTCTTGCAGAAGAGGCTCTCGAAGTCCTCGCGGGTGATCGCTGTGTTTGCATCGGTCAGGTTCAGGTGTTCTCTCAGCTTATAAGGGTTCATGGTAATTCCTCCGTTTAGGTGTATTCCGGTGGGCTGCGCCCGTTCCGTTGTACCCATATTACCGTCACTTGCAAGAATTATCAAGCGGCTAAATGTACAGATCATAATTGGCGTATCTGCGCTGTTTCTTGTTGATAATATGTGTATCGCCATACCTTATGTTCCGGCATTTTGATGTCCGCTTCCGCCGCCTGTCCTTCTTCGGTATCAAAGTCGAGCAATTCAACATCGGTGTCTTTCTCGGTGCTGAAAACTTCCTGCACCAGACCGCCTTCGACCACAATTACGATTATTGACATTCGGTTCACCTCCGTTCTGCTCCGCTTGTAGGGCAGGCGGTGAAGCCTGCCCCTTTGCGGTCGGTTTTCAGTTGATCTTGAAAAGGATGCCCTTGCTTTCTTCGTATTGCTCCTCGCCCCAGCGCAGTGCTTTCTTTGTGACGGTGTGCAGCCCCTTCATCGTGCAGCCCTCGGCGGTGTATCCGTAAAGGTCGTCCATCAGACCTGTCGATTTTGTTGTGATTGTAAACTCTTTGACTCCGAGCTTGCGGAGTGTTTCGATGAAATCGTGGTACTCACGCTCCCAGCAGTAGTCGGTCATCTCGAACTCGTCGTTGTCGTTTTCTCGGCGGTTCTTGAAAACCCAGTAGGCTTTCATCTCGCCGCTGCTGTAGGGGTACGGTCCTGCCGCCTTTTCCTCGGCGTACCATGCATCCATCTCCAGGCTGTCGATGCCGTGGTTCTTGATGATCTCCTGCTTGCGCTCCGCACGCTCCTTCTTGGCTCTCTCGTAGGCGGCGCAGTTTGCGGTCATCTCGTCAAAGTAAGTAGTGTTCATGGTGTTTTCCTCCTGTTTTCGGTTTGTTCTTTGCCTTTCGGCATCTGTATATTAACTCTTTTCGCCCGATAAGTCCACGCCTATGTGCAAAATAAATCGTAGAAGAATCAGAGCTTTTCTGCTGCCAGACTGGTACATATACCAATGCCATACAGGAGGCTCACAAACGCGCCGTGTCGCGCCCGTAATCCAGCCGACAAGTAAGCGGTGCAGAGCCGTAAAGCCCCACACCGCCCGTTCTTCGCCCCCTTATTCGGGAACGTACTTGTCGTGGATGATTCCGAGGATCTTGTCCTGTTCTTCGACGCTGATGCCCATACTTTCGAGAGCTTCTCTCGTGCCGCAGTCAGGGCAGATCAGCGTGTTGTTGTCGTATCGGGAAAGTGCAGGTCGCTCGGTGTATCTGCGTCCGCACTTTGGGCATGTACGCTGTTCGGTCATTCTCTCTTTCATGCTGCTCACTCCTTTGCGCTTTTTTCATAGGCTTCGTCAAGGTACTTCTCATCGAATCCGAAGTCGCGATAACCTTCCTTGCAGGTGCGGATGTAATGCGGAGAAGGTCTGCCGAGCGGATTCTTCTCGTGCATGATGTAGATGAAGGCGGGAAGCTCCCTGACCTTGCCGTCTTCCATCCTGACCTTGACCTGCATCTCCTTGCGGTAGTAGAAGTTCGGGAAGCCCTCGTAGGCATCAAGGCGGGCTTCATCATCGGCGGTCACTTCCCACACTGCAACCGGAACCTCGCTGCCGTTCTTCGGCTCGATGGTGAGGAAGGCGCAGGCTCGGCTGCCCTTGTAGAGTAGCTCGTAGCCGGGGATTATTGCCGTGCCAATGGGCTTTGCTGTCGGGCAACGGAACCGCATCTGGTGGATGTTCAGGTTCGAGCCGTAGGCTAAGTAATACTTGTTCATGTACTTCTTCCTTTCTGTTTTCCGCCCTTGCCTCCCGTAGGAGGCTGGCGGCTTTGGTTTCAGCGGTCGTTGTGGCTGAGGATCTCGTCTGCGCTGCCGGATTCAGCGTATCCGCAGTCCCAGATCGCAAGAAGCATCTCGTCCTCGGTTTCGGGTACCTTGATGCTGTAGGTGATTTTCCTTGCGTGGATGTCGCTGAGCATCTTGGTGGTCGTTTCGAGGAAGTCTTCGGGGATTTCCTTGGTCGTTCCGTCCTGTCTGAGAAGGCGTACTCCGTGGCGGCGCAGGCTTTCAATATGTTCTTTGCTTGTCATGTTCAGGGCTCCTTTCGGTGGTTTTCCTTTCGGTAGTGACATATTAACTCTTTTCGGCTCATTATTCAAGCGGCTAAATGTACAGATCATTCCTGGCGATTTTTCGACGTGGATCGTGCATTTTATGACTTGCCCACACTCGCGCCGTGTCGCGCCCTGTGGCTTGGCAGGTGTTTGGGGGTAATGATTCGGAGGATACCCGTCCCGCCCCACACGGGGCAAGGTGGCGGCTGTGTGCGCCGCTGTACCGTTCCGCTTGTGTTTCCGCCCCGCAGGGGCAGACCCGTTAAGGTCTGCCGAAGCGGAATGCGTTGTCGCCTGTAAGGTTCTCGGTCAAGGTTTCTCTTGCCGTTGCGAATTCGTCCCCGATGAAGCCCAGTCTCATCAGCCAGGTTCTCATTGCGAACTTTTTGTTTTCTTTCTGCTGTTCCTTGGGGCTTGCGCTTCTGAGGTCCTTTGCCGCCTGGCTCAGTGCGAGGCAAAGCTGAATGTAGCTCTTGAGCTTGCCTGCGTGGAGGCCGTTCTTCTTGCCGCCCGAAGGAGGCGCGAATTGGAAAAGGCGGAATTCAACCGTGCCCTTCGTAAAGGTTGCGTGGAGGTTCAGCATGTGGTATCTGCTGTCGTTGTAGTGGTGGGTTCTGCCGTAGTTGCATCCCTGCGAACCGTACCAGATGTCTGCAAGCTGCGCCATCGTTCTCGGCTTTTTGTTGTTGAGCTGTGCGAGGAAATTCGGGTTGACCGTTCTGCAGTAGCGGTTCATTCTGCTGCTGTCAACCTTGATTGCCTCGGCGATCAGCGTTTCGTGGCTTGCCATCAGGTTTGCGAGGTTTCTGAGGCTCTGCGGTGTGTGTCCCTGCGCTCCGATGTGAATGTGAACTCCGCATCCTCTTGTGTAGTCGCTCTTTGCGCCTGCCTTGCGAAGTCTTCTCACAAGCTCCTGCAGGGTTTCGATGTCTGCGTAGGTCAGAATCGGGGTGACCAGTTCGCACTTTTCGCTGTCGGGGCCTGCGATGCTGACGTCCTTCTGGAATTTCCATTCTCTGCCCTGTGCGTCCCATGCGCTGTAGGTTTCGTAGCCGTTGCGGCTGCCTGTGTACTCGGTGCGGTCGGTGCCGAAGAACTCGGCGGCGAGCTTTGCGGCAGCCTTGCGGGTGATGCTGTTCATCTCAATCTCAACCCCAATGGTCTGCTCCTTCATTCTTGCAATCTGCTGTGCGGTCTTCTCAGTCATTTTTGTATCCTCCGAATCGTTTTTTCGGTGGGCGTTTGCCCTTCCGTTGTGTCACATATTACCGTCTTTCGGAGGATATATCAAGCCGCTAAATGTACAGATCATTTGAGTGTATTTTTCTCGATTCTCTGGTGATTTTACATACTTGATATCCTTGACTTTTTATGGTAAACTTGGATACGATGGAATAGGGTCTCTTATTTTTCGGAGCCCCCATTGCGGTCAGAAATCACAGTGAAATCATCGACACCTTCTATAAGGGAAAGGCTTCTGCCGTTCCGCCAGCGCATATGAATATTGCCTGCGTCATCGACCATCGTAACTTCGCCGATTGTTCCCGGCGGCACAGGTGCGAAGGGGTCGTCCATATTAATGAGACGGATCAGGGTACCTGCGGGATAACGCTCCCGCAGGCTTTTCAGTTCTTTTTCATTCGGAAACTGCATCGCTGTCTTCCTCCTCGTTGGTTTGTTCCGTTTTCTGAGCATCACGCTTTGCCTTCTGCTTTGCTTCCCAGCGTTCACGCTCCGCGTCGTTGCGGAAAGCGGAATGCCCTGAAAGATTCGCCATCAGGCGTTTGCGGTCTTCCTTGTATTCAGATCCGTTCATACCGAGGCGGATGAGCCAGACACGGAAGGCATATTTTTCGTTGCTGTCATCGACATCCTTTGCCTGCACTCGCTTCTGCGTCATTGCCATGCTGTTCATTGCTGCGGCAAGCTTCATGTAGGTCTGCACCGTTTCGGCATCTGCCGCCTGACCGAAGCCGTCAAAGGTGATCTTCTCGTTGTCGAGTGTGATGCCGGTCAGCGGCTGATTGGTTTCGCCGTATTCTCTGAGAAAAGCAATCAGCTCGTGGATGCTGCGGAACTCATGCTCACCGAGGGCATCGATCAGTGCCTTGTCTGCGGAGAAGTTTCCGCCGGTCGCCTTGGAGAGCAGTGTTCCGCGGGAATGAATCATGCAGATGAGGTTCATCAGCGTCTGCACCGTATGCTCTGAAATCGGAAGGCTGATGCTTGCGTTCAGCGGAAAGCCGCTGCTCTGTTCGGAAGGTTCATCCTCAGCGGTTTCTTCCTTGTCGGAAACAATGGTCATGTCGATTTCCACATAGTCATCGGTGTCTACTTCGGTTTCAGTTCCCTCTGGCGGTGTTATGGTCTCGCTGTCGTAGCCTGCTTCTGCAAGCCCGTTCAGGACCGTCTCCACGATCTCCGTGTCGCTGCGGTCGCTGAAGCTGAGAACCGAATCCTTGCTCAGCGTGAAGAAGTCAATTGCGTAGGCGCAGCTTGGAACACCCATGTATTTAGCCTCCGCTCCGGTCAGCTCTGCGATTTTCAGTGCCAGTGCCTTGCGCTGGCTCTTTTCAATATTGAATCTGATTTCCATATTATAACCTCCGTTTTTACTGCCGCCCCTCAGCCTTGTGCGTTGGGCTGCGGCGTTTTCGTAGTCACATATTACCGTCTTTTGCCCCGGAATGCAAGACTGTAAAACGGAGAATGTACAGGGAAGATATCCGGCTATGTTTGTGCATATCACGGATACCCTCCGAAGAACAGCTTACATAGTATCAGTCTGTTCACAATTTGCTGCATGAGGCTCGCAAATCTGTGCTGCCCATGCAATGCCGGATAGGATAAAGTAAGGAATCGGCAGGGAGATACCGTTACCCCATAGCTTGTATTCTGCCGAATCCGTGTACGGATCAGCCAGCCATTTGCGGATCTGCTTCTCGGTTTTCGGCTTGCCCTTGGGATTGGTGAGCTGCCGCCATGTCTCCCAGACCTCCGTCCAGAAAGCGATTTCCTCATCGGAAGGGTCTGTATCGGCAAGGTCGGCGCACCACCAGTCCGGGAATCCCTGCAAACGGGCACACTCCACTGGAGTCAGCCGGCGCACGATATACACCGGCTTGTCATTCGGCAGGTCATTCACAAGCGGCGGGTCTTTCCAATCGGAAGCGACCAGCGTATTTGCCTGCTCGTGTGCGGCTACCGTATGATGCGAGTTTTTGCTTGTGCTGTAGTGGTCTGCTTCGGGAACGGCCACGGAAGCAGGTCCTCTTGCCACCGCTGCCCCGGCCACTCCTTCCGAAACGGAGAAGTGATTGTCGCGGGAAATGGCGATAGCTTCTGCCGGTGCTGCGACCGCATGATGATCTGTGGCATTGAGCGTAAAGCAGACACCCTCATTGATGCCGTCACCCTGCGGACCGTTCTTGTCGGCTCTGCCGATCATCGAACCTTGCAGGGAGAATGCTTCTGGCATTACGACAGCCTGTTGATTATCTCCGGCATTTGCACGAAGCGTACCGCTTTTGCCGTCACTGTAGATGTGACCGCCGACTCTCGATGCAGCACCCGGTTCAAGAGCAACAACAGCGACACCGCCGTGATTGCTGTCCGGATTTGCCTCGCTCGTGTCGAGGCATCGGGAGATCTCCGTCTGGTAGCAGTGACCTCTTGCGTTTTTTGTTCCGTCCGATGTGAAACGTACATCGAATGTCTCCGGTGCAGGAGCAACCACGCAGATGCCGCCCTGATTCGATGTGACGGAATTGCCGCCGCTCTGGTCGAGCGTTCTGCTTGTAGTCGCTTCATAGAATCCACTGTGCGGATTGTCCGACATCATCGCATTGGAGTGCTTGCTGCATACACCGAAAGCCTTGACCTCCGGCTGAAAAAGCGTCTGGTCATTATTGGTTGCAAGAGTTGCGGATTTATCGGTCTGCCAGATAGCACCCTTCCCACCATTTCCACCACCACTGCGGATTTTTAGCGTAATCGGTTCTGCTACAAGCGGTACGTTTCCGCCGCCTGTTCCCATTCTGCCTGTAAGCCCCTGACACTTTCCGTCCTCACGTACTTTAACTCTCGAATCTGCGGGATGATTTTCAACCGGATAGCTCTGAAGCTCCATTGCTGCAGGAACGACACCGGCTCTCAGTGTAGGAGATACTTCCTCCTCATAGCCGATGCTTCGTGCTTTTGCACTATGTTCCGTGGAAAAACCTGCGGCAAGAACGGCAGGATGATTCCCGTGATCCTGTGCGACAAGTGCCAGTGCCTTATCTTCTGTTATACCGACACCCGCCGTACCCTGACAGTTTACGCAGAGGGTTCCACCTCCAGCGTCAGACCGCCCGCCTGTCTCTCCAGTGCTTTTCGCAGCACCTCCGGCAGCTCCTTGCCACGAACGGAAGCCCTGCGGAGTATACCCAGACACGCCTTCGGACTTAAATAATATTTCTCCGGCACTTCCGCCAGCAAAATCTGCGACAAGGTAGATTCTTGCTCTTCGCTGGGGCACACCCCAGTATTGAGCATCGAAAACTCGGTAAGCCACGCTCCATCCGTCTCCCAGAAATACGTCTGATTTTGCCCATCTGTGATTCGCAGGCGCAGGCACCTCGATCCCTTTTTCTTTAACTCCGATAACTGCTTCGAGGACAGCTTTGAAGTCGTTTCCTCCGTTGGATGAGAAAGCACCGGGGACGTTTTCCCAGATGCAGTATCGCGGATATTCTCCATTTGTTGCATCCCTCATTTCTCTGATGATGCGGATTGCCTGAAAGAACAGGTTTGAACGGTCTCCGTCATGGATGCCTGCACGCTTGCCTGCGATAGACAGGTCCTGACACGGGCTGCCGAATGTGATGATATCCACCGGCGGCAGCTCTGCACCGTTCAGCTTACTCACATCACCGTAATGCTTCACGCCCGGAAGCCGTCTGTGCGTTACCAGAATCGGGAACGGTTCGATCTCGCTGCTCCACTTCGGCTCGATCCCTGCAAGGATGCCGCCGAGGGGAAAGCCGCCCGATCCGTCAAACAGGCTCCCGAGCGTCAACTGTTTTTTATCCATCATCCGCCTCCTTTGCGTCCCTGCACAAGGCAAGGAAATCTTCTTTGATCTTATCTTTGTATGCTTCCGCCACCGCAGGAATCTCATGCGAATACACAGGTCTGCCTATGAATCCCGACAAATATCGGTACAGATGACCGAGGTCATTACCCTTTAGCATGGAGAAACCTGTGTATGCTGTCACGATTGCGCATTCCCGTTTTGTCATCCCGCACCTCCGAGCATCTGCTCACAGGCTTTGGTATAGAAATCCCTGCTGACCTCAAAGCCGTAGCTGTGTCTGCCAAGCTCCCGTGCCGCGCGCAGCGTACTGCCGCTTCCGGCGCAGGGGTCGATGACAACATCACCCTCATCGGTAAATATCCCAATGAGGCGTTTCAGCAGATTCACCGGCTTCTGGCTCGGATGTATTTTCGGGATATTTTTGCCGTCACGCAACCAGTCGAAGTGATCGAAGATCATATGCCGCTTGCCGTCCGCATCGGTGTTGCGGAACTTCGGCAGCTTACCCCGATACAGCACCAGTGCATATTCGGTAGCACCCACGATCCTCATATTTGCCTTCAGCACCTGCGGACTGTAATTCTTCATAAAGCACAAAAACTGGTAGTGCTTAAAGCCGTATTTCTCTGCCTGCCGGATAACCTCCGGAACCTGCTGGAATGCACAAAACACGACCATGCAAGGAGCATCCTTTTCTCCCTTGGACGGCTCTTTTTTGAGCAGTCGGTTACAGAAAGCGAAATACTCAGCAATGTTAAAACTGTAATCCGTATGGAAGGCTGCCTTATGAGCCTTGCTGCTTTCACCGTTCTGATTGTCTCCGTCCACATACCAGTCGGGACGGCTGGCGTAAAAGTCGCCGCCGATGTTATACGGGATATCCGCAATGACAAGCTGCGCCCTCGGAATGCTGTAGCCCTTGTAATTCTGGAAATTATCGTGTATGAGAACGCATTTCACTTCACTCAACAGCATCACCGTCCTGTGGCATTGCTGCGACCGCTTCCTCGTATGACAGCTTCTGTCCGTCACGGAGTACATATGCGACCTCGGCAGTCTGCTTTTCCTGACACCAAGCAAGATACCGCTTCACAATGACATCCACGAATTTCGGGTCAAGCTCGATACCTCGGCAGACACGGTCAGTTTCGCAGCAAGCGACCAGCGTAGAGCCGGAGCCGAGGAACGGATCGAGCACGATGCCGTTTGTCATGGTGCTGTTCTTGATCGGATATGCCATCAGCGGTATGGGCTTTGTGGTCGGATGATCGGGACTGCTTTTCGGCTTGTCATATTCCCAGACGGTCGTCTGTTTTCGGTCGGCATACCACTGGTGCTTGCCCTTCTGCTTCCAGCCGAACAGACACGGCTCGTGAATCCACTGATAAGGGCTGCGTCCCAGCACGAGAGAATTTTTCTTCCAGATACAGCAGCCGGAGAGCTGGAAACCTGCGTCCTTGAATGCCTTGCGGAAATTGAGCCCCTCGGTGTCGGCGTGCCAGACATAGATGCTGCCATCATCGGCAAGACTGTCATACATACACTGATAGGCGGAAAGCAGGAAGTTGTAGAAATCCGAATCGCTCATGTTGTCGTTCATGATCTTGCCGGCGGTTTCCTCCACATCCACATTGTACGGCGGGTCGGTCAATACCAGATTTGCTTTCTGTCCGTCCATAAGCTTTGTGTATGTCTCTGCCACTGTACTGTCGCCGCAGATGACTCTGTGCCTGCCGAGAATCCAGATGTCCCCCGGTTTGGAGAAGGTCGACTTCTGAAGCTCCTCCTCGATATCGAAGTTATCCTCGGAGACCTTTTTGTCATGCACCGCATTGAAAAGCTGCTCGATCTCAGGCGGGTCAAAGCCTGTTTTGCCGAGGTCGAAATCGCTGTTCTGGATGTCCTCCAGAAGTTCAGCGAGAAGGTTCTCGTCCCATGCACCTGTAATTTTATTCAGGGCGATGTTCAGAGCTTTCTCACGCACCTTGTCGATGTCTACCACCGCACACGGTACTTCCGTGTAGCCGAGAGCCATTGCTACGGTCAGTCGCTGATGACCGCCGATGATGGTCATGTCAGCATTGACCACAAGAGGATCGGCAAATCCGAATTCGTCAATGCTGTTTTTGATTTTTTCGTATTCCTTGTCTCCGGGCTTCAGCTTTTTACGCGGGTTGTATTCCGCGGGCTTCAGCTCAGAGACAGGGATCATGCGAAG